ACTGCACAGCAACTAGACGAGATATTCACTGGTACCATAACATTAGATCCTCTTATTACATCTGATGTTTATACAACAATGGCCAGTCCTAGTATAATGTCTAATACTATTAGTGCAGGAACAATGTTTAATGGTACTGTTTCCGTTCCCGTAATTAACATTAAATCGGAAAACGGAAAAGCAATGATAGAAACATCTAAGCACGACATTGACGTTGATAAGTTGTACGAGGATGTTAAGGATTTGAAACAAGTCCTTGTAGCACTAGCAAATGATAGTGATTTGCTAGAGCGTAACCCTATTATTAGGGATATTTTAGCCGATTGGCTGATTAAAGGTTTAACAAAATGAGCGCACCAAAATATTTTGTATCGTGGGACGAATACCGCGGACTAGTTGCAGAAATTGCACGACAGATTAGTGTAGACAACTGGCGACCAGATTACATTGTAGGTATTACCCGCGGCGGCCTAAGTGCAGCAGTTATGCTCAGTCATTACTTCGATGTTCCTATGGAAGCACTCAAGGTTAGCTTACGCAGTTCGGACCCTAGCTGTGAGTCTAACACTTGGATGGCCGAAGATGCTTATGGTTATGTAGACGAGGATCACCGCGTAACACTAGGCGATTTTAATCTAACACAAAACGATGCCTTCAAGAAGAAGATCCTTATTGTTGACAATATTAACGATAACGGTGCTACACTAAACTGGATCCGCAGAGACTGGCAATCTAGCTGTATGCCAAACGATCCAGTCTGGGCAGATGTTTGGGGTAACAATGTACGTACAGCGGTACTAGTTGATAATACACACAACAACAATGAAATAGAAATCGACTATGTTGGTATGGAAATCAACAAGTTCGAAACACCTCAGTGGATTGTATTCCCTTATGAACTTTGGTGGCAACAATCGTGATTCTAATTAAAGATATTACAAAAGATGAGTATAAAGCTCATCTTAAATCTTTAGACAACGAAAGTCTGATATACAGATTTTCTAGAATTATGACGCCTGAGGCAATCGACTTATATGTCGATTCTATACCCGAGTCTAACCACATCCTTGGTGCAATCTCTACCTTATACGGCGAATTAGCAGCAGCAGCGCATATGGCAGTAGATGATTGCGGCACACAATGCGAAGTAGGAATAAGCACAGATTTAAGATATCGCCGCAAAGGTGTAGCAAAAGAATTAATGCAGCATATCCTAACTATGTGCACTAATCGTGGAATACATCAGCTGTATATGACTTGCTTAACTGACAACAAGGCAATAATTAATCTTTGTAAAAAGGTAGGCCTAGCAGTAGTTAGCAGTCGTGGTGAAAGCGAAACTGTACTAGAGTTACCTAGTGTTAGTTTTGCAAGCCTTAACAAAGAACTAACAATGAATAATATGGTAGTTGCAGATGCACTAATGAAACCATATAAAGCGCAATGGCAAGCCTGGTTAAGAAAGAACAGATAATGAACGAAAAGAAATTAAGTTGGACATTAGATGTAATAGAAGACGGCGATGACTTAGTAATTCAACTGCCCCCTGAGTTACTAGAAATGCAAGGCTGGCACGAAGGTGACGTCTTGGTGTGGATAGACAATCACGACGGCAGCTGGACACTAACTAAAAAAGAAGCCACAGTAGACGACCAATGTAACCTTGAGCTTGATATTAAGAACGATGCTGCAATGGTAGAAAAATGCCGTCGTAGCGAGAAGTATTGCCAGCACTTATATGCTGCATTGTGCAACAACGAGTTTGCTAAAGAAAGTTTTATCCCTAAGCTAACGGGAACAAACAAGTGGAGTTGTAGTTGGAGATACGCCGGTGGCATCATTTCAGATATCACTTGCAAAGGTAGCTATTTAGATTGGTACTGTAGCGGTATGAGTAAGCACGTAGACAGCACAGGAGAGTACGACGATGGAACTGTAATAGAAGGTTTCATTACCAGCGAAGTCAAGAATGACTTACGTAAACTAGGTTGGCTAGTAGTAGACCAACCTTCGGATGAAGATGTAAAATGAACAATAAACTACACGAAATTATGAACATTCTAAGCGAGGAATGTGCCGAAGTTATCCAGGCAGTAAGCAAGTGCCATAGGTTCGGATTGGACAATTACAAGCCAGGTAAGCCTTTAACTAACGCTCAACACTTAGAAGGTGAGATTGGGGATTTACTTGCAATGGTAGATCTGTTAAAATCAATGAATGTTGTAAGCCAAGAAGGCCTAGATGCAGCTAAAGCAGCTAAAATCGAAAAGCTCAAAACTTGGTCAAGTATATATGAGGAAGTTTAATGTTCGGTACTAACGAAATTATCGGTAAAAAGTATTTTAAAGACGCACCTGCCGAGAGCTTGTTTGTAACAAGTATGTTCTTTACGCTACAAGGCGAAGGTCCTTATGCAGGTATGCCTGCATTGTTTATTCGTCTTGCTAAGTGTAATCTAGTATGCAGTTTCTGCGACACTTTCTTCGATGACGGCGACTGGCTAACGTATGATCAGCTAGATGTTAAGATAGAAGAAGCAATTACAGGCTTTTGGGCTAGTAAAGGCAAAGATGTTCCAGACTGGGCAATGTCCAAGAAACTAGCAGGTAAAAAGTATCCCGGTGTTGTGCTTGTTATGACAGGCGGCGAACCTTTGCTGCAAGAAAATATTAGCGACTTTATGGCTTATCAGTTAAACAACTTTAAAGCAGTACAAGTTGAAAGCAACGGAATACCTGACACTGTAGTACCAGAAGGTGTCACTCTTGTATGCTCGCCTAAGTGTATGGAAAAAGACGGCAAAGCTGTAAAGTATTACGCACCATCTAAAACTATCTTAGATCGTGCAGACTGCTTAAAGTTTGTAGTTAGTGCTGATCCAGATAGTCCTTATAATACTGTACCTGACTGGGCTATTGAATGGAAGCGCAATAACCCCGACAAGGAAGTGTATTGCAGTCCTATGAACGTGTATAACAGTTTCCCACAAAAGATTAAACTCTTACGTGCAGAAAAAGGACAGATTACAATGGCCGAACGTAGCACAGTAGATGAAGTTATCAGCTTCTGGGAACCCGGCTTGCTCAATCTAAAAGCTAACCAAGCTAACCACGAATATGTAGGACAGTTTTGTATCGAGAACGGATTCAAACTTAACCTACAACAACACTTGTACGCAAGTTTAGCATAAGGAAATAAAATGGAAATTCAACCAAAAGATACAAGCAAAGGCCATTTTTATGTTAGCCTTTTTAAAAGCGCAATCCGCATTGCTGCTGGCATCGCCCTAATTTGGCCTCAAAACATTGTGCTAGCTGGCGCATTTTTGATTGGCGCAGAAGTTTTGGGTATTGTAGAAGAAATAGTTTGATGCTATACTATGTACTTGGACGGACTTTTTGAAATGTTAGAACTAATTAAAAACTTCTTTAGCAAGAAGAAGAAACAAGAAAAACTGCTCAAAGCGACACTTAAAGGTCGCGAGCAGGAAAAAGCACTTGCTAACTTAAATCAAGAACCTTGGGTAACAGTTGTACACTTTGATATCAACCCCGACAATCCTAGCCAAGGTAGCTTCGAGCTAGATTGGAACGAATATTTTGTAAAGAGTCTAATGGCAGCTGGCTACACTGGTCGCAAGGACGAGGAAATTGTCGATGCTTGGTTTAACGACCTATGCCGCGGCATTGTAGTTAGTGCAAGTGAAGAAATGAATTTTGTAGCAAACGCAGACATCCTGCAGAAAAAAGGACAATAATGACTGACATTTTAGTCGACGCAGCAAATATGTTTTTCCGTGCTCGCCACGTAGTACGTGCAGACGACCCGGAAGAAAAGGCAGCAATGGCAATCCATATTATGTTTAAGAGTATTAACAAAGTATGGCGAGATTTTAATGGCACTCACGTTGTATTCTGTTTTGAAGGCCGTAGCTGGCGCAAAGCAGTAGACCCTACATACAAGGCTAACCGTGCGGCTGCTCGTGCCGCTTTAACTGCCGCAGAAGCAGAAGAGGATCGCATTTTCTTCGAAGCGTTTGATACATTTAAGACTTGGATTACAGAGAAAACTAACTGCACTGTACTCCGTCACGAACAATGCGAAGCTGACGATTTTATTGCACGTTGGATTCAAACACACCCAAATCAACAGCACGTCATTGTAAGTAGCGACAGCGACTTCTATCAGCTACTTCGTCCCAATGTCAAACAGTTTAACGGCATTACAAAGCAGACTATTAGCTTAGAAGGTATTGTCGACGAGAAGGGCAAGCGTATCCTAGATAAAAAGACTAAAGAGCCACTTGCTCCGCCTGATCCAGAATGGCTACTGTTTGAGAAATGTATGCGTGGAGATTCTAGCGATAACATCTTTAGTGCATACCCTGGTGTTCGTACTAAAGGCAGCAAAAACAAAGTTGGCTTGCTAGAGGCTTTTGCTGACCGCAATGGCAAGGGATATAATTGGAACAATCTAATGCTTCAGCGTTGGGTTGACCACGAAGGCGTCGAGCATCGTGTTAAGGATCGTTACGAAGCAAACAAGCGTCTAATCGACCTTACTGCACAGCCAGAAGAAATTATTAAAAGTTTAGATGACACTATCGGTACTAGTGTCAATAAAGAACCGCGGAAACAAGTGGGCGTAGAGTTTCTACGATTCTGCGGCAAGTGGAATTTGCAAGACATTGCAAAGAATCCCGAAGACCACGTAGCTTACTTAAATGCGAGGTATGTCAGTGCTAGCTAAAACAATTATGCCAGGTAAATTCTGGATTCTAGAAGAGTCGGGTTCAAAAGTAGGAACTATCCATAATGGAGACAACGTCTTTACTGTAACTTTTAAGGGCGGCCTTAAGCGTTACAATGACTTAAACGACTTAGAAGAAGAACTATCTGTACACTTAGACTCAACAGAAAATGCTGTAATCCCTAGTAAAGTTATGGACGAAGTATTTGGTTACCCTACAGGTTGGAACAAAGTCTATAACAAGAAAATGGATGATACTTTTCCTGTGTTTACTAAGAAAGAATCTAGCAACAGCTATCACGCCGCAGGCTATTATGCACTTAAATTCCCTAATGGTTGGACACAAAGTTTCTGTCCTAGACTAAATACGATTAAGAGCTACCAGGTCATTGGCCCTTTTAAGAACGAAGACGATCTTCAAATTAGTCTGCGCCGGCAACGTAGCGAAGAATGAGCCTAGGGAACCTAACAAGGCCCTAGCGTGTAACTGTGCTAACTAGTACTAAAATCGTCTTGTTAGGTTTAACTGCATATATGAGTGCATCTGCGTTTACTGCTAGTGCAGATAAGCCCGAGTCTGCGCTCGTTAGCAAACCAGTAGAGTGCACATCTGCACTCAATCTTGTAAAAACTTTGCGTAATGCAGGATTCCAACCTTTAATATCTAATGTGTCTATAGACGAAGATGGTAAGCCCGAAGGCGCTATTCAAACTTGGGTAGCAGAAGACGGCAAATGGGCTGTAATAGAATTAGCCGATGAAAATGTTGCTTGCTTACTAGGCGCAGGCGAAAAAACTATTGTACACAAGCGTGGCATATCAGTATAAAGATACGAAAACTTTTGATAAATAAATCAAGAAGAGTAGTATTTTTATATGGCAAGACCTAAACCACAGATTATTTTAGATCACACTAACCCTAAGACTTACAAGAGTGAGCAGGTACTAGAAGCGGACGCAATTTACGCCGTATTCTACGATGGTGCACCTATTAATCTGCGTACCCTGAACAGTCTCGTCAACTACCCTGGACCTAAATATAAAAAAGTTTCCTTTAGTAACGCAGGTCACGCATTTAACCTAGCAGAACGCTTAAACAAACTATTCAACACTGATAGGTTTGCAGTGTTTGAATTACGTGACGGCAAGCAAATTAAAGAAGGCGGAGATGAGTGATACAACTACTATCGCCGACTCTTTAGTCGATCAAGTATCTAAGTATCATAAAATTCAAGTATCCCCTAGGGAAATTTTCGGTAACTACTACAACGGTACAGGTACTAGTTTAACCAAACGAGGATTCGAGTTGCTAATGCCGATCCTTACACTGTACCCTATCAACATCAATCTCACATTTAAAGTCCACAGCACTCGCAGTAAAATACTGTTAGCACGTGCAATGAAGTATCCGTACTATGTCGAAAAGGGCAGAATATGGGTCAGCAACTCTGAAGACGCTTTCCTACTTAACTTATACACAGGCGACCTCGAAGCCTGGGCGCAATCAATCGGCGTCAAGATTTGACATTAATCTAAAAAACTGCTACAGTGCAGTATGTCATTTAAAATCGTTCCCCGTTACGAAGACCATTTATGGTACCCTATCCTTGTAAAAATCCACGGCGCTGGATATCATCGCATTGTCGAAATGCAAGGCAAGAAAGTCAACGAGTGGAATGATATGGTTAGACGGCAGTACGAAGAAGATACAAAAAATCACCCCAAAGGATGGTGCGTATGAACGATGAACTTACAAAAATTATAACTAAATCACCCGAAGCAAAAAAGATTGCCAAGCTGGAAAAAGAAGTTGCTAAACTTAAAGAGAAGATAGGCGACTTAGAATACGACAAGCGTAATTTAGAATTTAGCTTGGCAGCAGAGCGCAGTTGGCGACAAGACTTTCAGCGCCTAATGAAAAGCGCAGTACACGAAGATACGTTAACTGAATACGAGCGCAGATACTACTAAAGTACTAATTTCGCGATTTGCTCTAAAATTCAAAAGGCGCTATAATACTCATATTGGCAAGTAAAGGAGCACGTTATGACTACTGTAGCACAAATGATCGAGTGGATGAAGACGCTCCCGCAGGATGCTGAAGTCGAGTGCGGCGTTGAAGAACGTGGCAGCTACGAGTCTTATATGGTGTTTCGACCAGTAAACATCGAGTATTGTACTGTGTTTGACTACAAGAGCGAAGAAGATCGTGCCAAGTACCCTTCGCGGGCTGGCAAGACATTTGTTCACATCGAAGGAGCATAAAATGATGAAGTTTTATGTTATGCGGGAAGTATGGGGTCTGGACCAGGAGCGATGGAGTGAAATTGTCGATGGTGCAGACACTCAGGAACAAGCACAGGAATTGGCAGACAAGTACAATGAGTTGTATGCCGGCGACTACCACTTTGTAGAAGAATATTAAAGAAAGGAGCATAGTATGGGTTACAATACAAAACACTTTGACCACGAAGCCCACTATGCTTCAAAGTCAACTAAAGAGCTCGAAGCACTGTTAAAGCAGTCCGAGGACTTTGTTAAAAAGTATCCGCAGTTTGA